GATCCATCAGGAAGGTTATAAATTCCTAATTTGGAGCCAATTGCTGAATTAACTAACTGGCGTATTTGTGATACATCAGCCATTTAACTCTCTCCTAAGTATACTCTCAAAGAAACTCTTAGCATTAACATTTTCCAGCGCGGTTTTTGTCCATGGCCTTGCTGGCCATTCGCCCCCACCTTTAAGTTTTGCTCCTTCATGAACCTGAGTCGCATATTCGACAGGCCAACTAACTTCATATTGAGTAGCTGATACTTGACGAACTGTTTGACTGGCGCGTAGACGACCAGTGTCGACAATATCTCTCATTTGTCCATCTACCCACTCCCACTTAGAAGAAGATATCTCTGAGGTATACTCAGCGGACATTCTATTAGTAAGCGCTTGTGTCGCCTTAGCTACCGCTTTGTCAATAATTGACGTGTCTATTTTCCGGGGTGATGCCATCTTTAACCTGCCTTGCCATTCTGCTCAAAAACACCCATAAACTCTTGATGCAGAGTATTACGAGCAAATGTAAGCGTGTTACTTCCTAAGTCTGTAAGACGAAATGTCCCATTAATACCATTGACGGTACAAGTGGCAGTGCTTCCTACTTTTACCTTGGCAGTAAACTCAGTGGGTGAAAGAAGACGACCTTTACAGGTAATGTCGTTCTCATCAAGACCAGGCTTTTGCTCAGACTTAGTAGGCTGGAGTTGAAGGTTAACTACGTAGTCTTCAGTCGTATTGACTGGGACACGGTTGCCTGTCTGAGAATCCACAGCAAAAGAGTTGTAGACCTGAAAAGACAGAACAGCGTTATCGAAGGGTGCAAATGCTCCCATCAGAATACAAAGCCAGTAGTGGACGATAGCCCTTGCTGCATTAGTTGATAGACATAGCCATAACTGGTCGCCATAAAACCGTCTCTAGGAGAAGGTCCACTAGAAACGGCTCCAATTTGCTGACCAATAGCTTGTGTACGTAAGGCAAGCATGTGAGCAGTCAAGTGACTGACGGCGTCATCAATTTGATCACCCCATACATCAGCATCACATTGTCGAAGTGCTTCGGTGATAGTCGCCGTTACCACAGCCGACTCCAAATTCCCAAATTCAGGGAAACGGGCAACGAGTGTGGCAGCGGTAACTGTCATCAGCCTTCGCCTTCAGTAATAGCTTTTACACGCTTAGCAATAGCATTCTTGATACGAACACGGTTCTCGGCAAAGTCCCACTCCTTGAGTAGATCGAGATCGAAAGTGCCATTAATTGCATCAAGTGCTTCCCTTACAGGCATGACTTCAAGCCCACCTGAAGGTTGAGCTGTAGGACTAGAACATACCTCTACATCTTCCTGTACTTTGATTGCACCAAGAGATAAAAGCTCGCCTACGAGAGGCATGTCCTTAATCTTGTCCCAGTCAGCAGGGCTAACGTCACGGTTAACACCTGATTTGAGCTGGATGCGCTCAGTGCCACCAGCCTTGGTCCCAATAATAGAGAAACCAAGTACAACTTCTTTATCCCTTGGGGGATTTTCCAGTTGAGGAGTGTAGGTAATAATCATGTTCAGGTTAAAGGTGGTTTATCAGGCCTTCTCGACGTAGAGAACACTCTTCGGATAGTAAAGAGCGACTCCGCCAATACGGGCATGTGCTGCAACGCTGAACTCAAGGTTGTGGCGTACAGGAGGAAGGAATTCGAGAGTACGAGGGATATGCAGCTGAACCTTCTCTGGAGAGCGGTCGTAGCAGATGATCCGATCCTTAGTAAGCTGAGACTTGGCAGCTTCCAACTCATTGATCGGCTCGATGGAGCGGATATAAGGGTTGGTACGAAGGAAGAACTCCATGACAGTTGTATCAGAAGTTGTACTACGTGGAGTAGTAGAAATAATCCGATAAACGTCGTAAGGAACCAACATTGTGTTGGGTGATTCCTTCATATTGGAGCCTTGAACAATGCTCGTAGGAGCTTCATTCAGGATCTCAAGCATTTCCTCTGTAGTAATCGAGGCGTCATCGAACCACTTGTTCGGGACGGTCTTATCTACGTTGGCGTTGTTCATGAAGCCGTCCATGGACACTCCGGAATCACCGAAGTAAGCCACAGATTGGACTGTCTCTTCATATGCACGACGAACGGCATTTGCACGTCGTTGCTCAAGATTCATACCAGGCACCATTGCGGCAGCCCGTGTCTCTTGAATGCTGTACGCGAAGCTCGCTCCCAGGCTACGAACCTGATGGGTGACTTCCTTACGCAGCACGTCTGCACGAGGCAGATCTGAAGCTTTGTCCTGGATAAGCTTCATCGATCCTTGAGTATCAAAGATGCGATAAGTGAAACTATCGGCTCCTTGTCCCACTTCTGTGGAGATCGGAAGCACTGAGGAGTATTTGATGTCGGCGTACTGAACTTCAAAAGTTCGTGCCAACACCTGTTCTAGTTCGCGAGCCAGGAAAAGGCCCACATCGTCATTACGAATGTCAGACATTTGGTTTAGTTCCTATCAAGTGTCGGCGGATACGGTGAGAGTCGGAATATCGATCTCAAGCAACGCAATAGAGCCAGCGGAGGCTGCACTCAGCCAACGAGCACCTGCGGTTACTTCGAAAGTTTTTCCTGCTTCTGCATCCTTAGCGAACCGGCCCTTGTACCCCTTGTTAGAAGCGGCAGAAGCGGAATCGGTGTGATACAAACGAACGGCATCGCCAAGAGCGACAGCGTCGGTAGTAAACACAAAGATGACGCCTTTAGAAAGGACGTTCACCATCTGCTTATCGGGATAGCCAACACGGCCATCAGCAGTTTTGTTGGATGGGGTCTGGCTGTAAGTGCCTGCAGCGTTCTCAAAGACGTTGCTATCAACAGCAATGCCAAGAACGTCAAGTGCAGATGCACCGGCAGGGAGCTTTGCTCCAAGACCAGAAGTTGCGCTGCTATCAACGATGACAGCGTGGCCGTAAGGAATAACGGCGCTTGATTCGTTTGTGTAAGACCTGGAGACATACGCCTGCAGATCAGCAATCAAACCCTCATGACCATTGGTCAGTACCAATGGATAGGAACCTTGAGCTCCAGAAGGGTTAGATACGTTGGTGTCAGTGAAAGAAATTGCCATAACTAGTCGCTCCTATCAAACGTGAGCAGTGAGATCAGACTTCCAACCGTTCAACAGGCGTTCCTGATAGGAATCACCAGCGTCGAGCTTTTCACTTGCTTGAACCTGTGCAATAGCGGCACGGACTTCAGCAACGTTTGAGCCGTCAGCTTCTGGTTGGAATTCGGCGTCAGCCTTGACTTCCTCTTCGTCCTCCTCCACGTCTTCCATGGCGGCTAAAACACCGTCAAGGACGCCAAGCAGGTAGTCATTGTTAGCGTCTTCGCGAGGAGCTTGTTCGAAGACGTTTTCATAAGCGATTGCCATAATGGCTCGCTCATCCTCACCATCAAATTTGTACTCATCCGGAAGGATTGGAGCAAACTTGTCGAGAGTAGAGAGACGCTGATTTACAGCCTCATTAATTTCTGCAGCATCGTCGCGGCTGTCTGCTGATTCAGCAGAAACGGCGGCTTGCTTTTCAAGTTCTTCGATACGCTCAAGAGCCGCATCAAGGCGACCAAGAGTTTCTTCGTTCTCTGTAACTACAGCTTGAATCTGCTCTTCCTGCTCGTCCAGTTTGCTCTGGAGATTGGCCTTAGCACGATCCGAATCCTTGACATAGGATTGGATAACGCCTGCAGCTTCTGCGGGAAGATCGAGACCCAAGCCGTCAAGTTGGACCTGTGCCATGGGAATAAGGGTCGAATTCGACGGGGTTTCATTCACTGCAATTGCATCGTTGCGATCACAGGAATCGAGGATTAGGCGAACGTCAGAACCGGCACGTCCCTTTTTGACAATCGCAATATGGTTAATGCGAATGTTGCGTTGGACGCCGTCGTAACTTTCACCAGAAGGTGTAACACCTGGGGTTGGATCAAAGTCAACGCGGTAACCGCTACTGACTTCTTGTGCATCGCCTCGTTGGATCTGACTAATAGCCTCTTTATCAGTGATAAGTAGAGCTACTTCGACAAAACCATCGTTAAATCGAACCTGCGATCCC